CTGGCTCAGGTTCACTATCGGGTGCATTAGGTGCAACTGCTGGTATGACTGTCGAGATGGCAGGTGTCGGCACAGTATCTTTCGCCCCAAGCGGAACAGGAGAGATGGAAATAACCATCTATGTTAATGAATCCCAAGCTACCGTAGACCAGATCGTCAACGGAGTCTGGGAAGCTATCGCTGCTGACCACAACAACGCTGGAACTATGGGTGAAGCTATGAACGGTGCTGGATCAGCAGGTAATCCTTGGATAACAGACTTAACTTCCTACAACACAGAAGGCACAGCTGGTAAGATCCTTAAGGATGCAAACGATAACGCTGAACTGGGAGCTATTAAGTAGTTATTGACGAATTGTTAAATAAACCTAAATATAGGAATGATTATGCAAGAAAATGACATCACACATCTACAGGCTGAGATTACAAAAGCCGATGACGGCAGCTTTATAGCCGTCGCCTCAACTAATTCTGTCGATCGACATGGCGAGATAGTAGACAACAACGGCTGGGACTTAAAAGCATTTAAGAAAAACCCTGTTATTCTTTGGGGACATGACCACACCGAACCGGCAATTGGGGTATCAAAGCGGACATGGGTAGAGGGTAGTGGTAAAAAAGCACGACTGATGATTACCCCTGTACTGCACGACGTAACCGAGAGAGCTAGAGCCGTTAAAGCTTTAATTGAAATGGGTGTTATAAAGACTTTGTCAGTAGGTTTTAAGCCACTTGAGTCACCTGATGGCGTTACATTTACTAAGAATGAGCTATTAGAAGTCAGCATGGTCAATGTACCGGCTAACGCTGATGCACAGATGTTAGCTTATAAAGGGCTAAAAAAAGAGGGCTTTGACCCTGAAACTATCCAAGAGCTTGGCGTAAATACTGAGCTTCTTGACACATTAGACCAAATGCAGAAGAATGTTAGTGAGTTAGACGATAAGGTAACAGACCTTACGTCAATGGTGAAGGCGCAGAAATCCGTCAATCCATCAAACAAAACTGACACAAGCCGAGAACGTCTATCGATGCTCAAAGTAATCGCTAGGGCTTCAGACAAACTGCTAGAGGCAGAGAAGAAGCAAGTACCGGTAGAGTCAAAGCAATTAGCAAAAGTAATTAAAAGGGCTACAGAGAAGATAATCGTAGCCGAGAAGGAGAACTTGTAATGGGACAGATCGCAGACCTATTAGAAAAACAAGCTCTTGGTACAATGAGCGAAGCTGAAAAGAAACAGCTTGCACAATTGTTAAAAGAGGCAGCTTTAGCTAACACTAAAGATGTAACAGAAGAAGTCGTTGAAGGTGGTGATGAAGAAGAAGCAGTTGATGCTTTAGCTCAGAAGCTAGCTGATAGCGCAAGCTCTAAGATCGAAGAGAGCATGAAGCGAGTCATGGACAGCATGAAAGTAGAACGAGATACACAAGAAGCTAAAAGCGAAGTGCAAACTTTCATTGTCGATAAGAAGCTCGGTCGAGCGCACACTGTCGATGAGCTAAGTGAAATGAAGATTGCAATGCCTCAGCGTAAGGCAGCCGGTAAAGAAGTAACCGAGATCTCACAAAAGACTGTTGAGTTCTTCAGCGCGTTCTTCCAAGGTGACAAGCAAAAACTTCAGATCCTTGCAGAAGGAACTGGCGCAGATGGCGGTTTCCTAGTACCTGCAGAGTTCGCCAACATGATTGTTGAAGATGTACGTGACCAAAACGTTATGCGACAACTCGCAAGCGTAATGACCACACAAAGCAACTCAGTACACATTCCAAGCTTAATTAGCCGACCAAAGGCTAACTGGCGCGCTGAAAAGGCTGTTAAATCAACCTCAACAGCAACATTCGCAGAGAACATCCTAACCCCTTACTCACTAGCCTCAATCGTTCCTCTATCGAACGAACTTGTAGCTGATGCTAAGCAAGGTGTTGGTGGTTCTATTGTGAACTACATCGCTGGCTTAATCAGTACTTCGCTTAGCGAAGCTGAAGAGAAAGCTTTCTGGACTGGTTCAGGATCAGGTCAACCTACTGGTGTCGACGGTGGTGGTTATACACTACGAACAGTCGCAGCCGGTGCAGGCGCATCTGACACACAACGAGCTGATGCTCTAATTAGCGCATACCACAATACACCTCAAGGCTATCGCAACAAGGCTGTATGGGTTGCTAACATGGGAACTCTCGGTGAAATCGGTCGCTTGAAAGACGGACAACAGCGTTACCTATTGACTGACTTGGCAGGTTCACCTACCCAGTTGATCAAAGGTCGACCAGTTTACGAGTGTAACTACCTTGCCGGTGGTACAGCACTATTCGGTGACTTTAGCTACTACCAAATCGCTGATCGCGAAGGTATCTCTGTAAGAGTATCTGACGAAGCGACCGTAGCTGGCTCAAGTGCCTTTGAAAAGAACTTGACTTATGTACGTGTTGAAAAGCGAGTAGATGCCGAGCTTCTACTTCCTGCAGCCGTAACTAAAGTTACAGGTCTTGGAACACCATAACTGCCGTAGCTTCTAGGGCTTGACACAGTTAAAGTATTAGTCCACTCTAGTAGTGGGCTTTTACTTTTATGAAAGATATAATACGATTTATAAAATACCTCAAGATAACCGACAATGGTTGTTGGGAGTGGCAGGGTGCAATAGATAAAGACGGATATGGCTTTTTTACTATTGGCAAACTTATGAGAGCGCATCGGGCTAGCTATTTACTATTTAAGGGTGAACTCACTAAAGGGCTTCAGATAGACCACTTGTGTAGAAACAGACCCTGTGTAAACCCGAACCATCTTGAAGAAGTTACAGCTAAAACTAATACGCTACGATCACCCATTACAACTGCCTCTATCAACACCAAGAAAACACACTGCATAAATGGACATAGTTACAGTGGCGATAACTTACAAATAATAAAGACTACTGGTGAAAGGCGTTGCAGAACTTGTGTCAACACTATAAAAAGACGCAATAGGGCAAGGCGTAAGGCACTAGGCTTGCGATACACATAGTTCTTGCCAGATATGCTATAAATCGGTTATATAAGAGCATGAGAATAAAGATTGTTAAGTCCAGTCGGCAATATAAGGCTGGCGAAACCGTAGAGGTAAGCAAAAACGTGGCGTTTGGTCTGATAGACTCAGGCGTTGGCGTAATCTCTAAGGATGTAACACCTGACGATTATAAACAAGCAGGAGTAAAGAATGGCAGCACTACTAAGTTACGCTCTCACATCCGTAAGTGATGTTAAGGAGTCGCTCGGCATAGCTTCTAGCGATACGAGCAAAGACAACCTAATTATTAGGAAAATTAACCAAGCAACAAGGGCAATCGAAGCCTATTGTGGTCGTCGGTTTTTACAAACGACATATACACAAGAGATATATAACGGCACAAACATAGACCAGATCATACTTAAGCAGCGACCTGTTTCAGCAGTCACGCTACAGGCAAGGGATACTACTTTAAACGACAATGACTTTGAAACTATAGAGTCAACCCTATACTTTGTAGAAAGTGAAGCTGGTATCCTTGATCTAGTGTTTGGTGCGGTCGGTCGCTGGGGAGCATACGCGGTTACTTATACAGCTGGCTATGCAACTATCCCAGAGGACTTAGCAGAAGCCTGCGCCAGCCTAGCTTGCTTCTATGTAAACAATGCCGATGGCTCAGATATAGGTGTATCTCGCAAACAAGAAGGCTCAAGGTCTATTCAGTATGCTAATAGCGACCAAAGCTTTAAATCTATAGCCGATCAGCTAGGTATAAACGAAATCATCGACAGTTATGCAAATATGCCGGTGCAAACGGATAGGTAGATGACGGTTTTCTTTAAGAACCATGAGATTACGATTTATCGTCGTCGTCGCAAGGGCAATACTGACCGCTATGGTCTATCTGCTACATTTACTGCCTACCAGAGCGACATACAGCCTGCCAGTGCCGAGAGAACCGAACTTGTGAGTGGTCGCTTCGGTGCAACGTTTACAGCCTTTGTAGACCCTTCTGTGGCTGTTAAGGAAGGTGATCAGATTAGGGTTGTCGGTGGCGTTTATGACGGTAAAAAGTTTGGTGTAAAGGGAGTACAGCACTGGGAAGGTGCAGGATTGCTGGATCATAACGAGTTAGTGCTGGTGGCTCAAGATGGCTAACGACGTTCAGATTAAGATTACAAACCTAGCTGAGATACGCAGGGCATTTGATAAAGCTCCCTTGCTAATGACCAAAGAGTTAAACATAGCAATCAATAAGACTGTTTTATATATACAAAGCAAGTCTATGTTAAACACTCCTGTCAGAACGACTCGCTTGCGTAGCTCGACCAGATCCAGCTTCGGTAATCTTAGGGGTGAAGTTGGAACGCACACAAATTATGATATATTCGTGCATAATGGTACTAGGTTTATGACAGCACAACCTTATTTAAAAGATGCTGTGGATGACTCAGGTAGTGTAATAGAACGAAACTTTAAGAGCGCAGCACAAAACGCGCTTGATGCAATAGCGAGGGCAACATGAGTGTATCAACCAACATCAAACAACACATTATTAGCAACGTACAAGCCTGCGACAGTGTTGATCAGGTCTATGGACATGAAGAGATCAATCCAAAGGGCTACCCGGCTGTTATGGTTACGGCTGGCGACATGGAGGGTGAGTTTAGTAGCAACGCTGAGAACTCAAGGGTGTATGCTTTCAAATTACTTATATTATTTCCTATAGGGCAAGACTACCCAGCACCGGACAACCAGAACCGACTAGAGTATGCGGAACAGGTTGTTGCTACGGTTATTGACGAAATCATAAATATATCTGACACTGACTTTGAGCTAGATGGCTCTAATCCAACAGTTTTATATGTTAATGCAGCCGATGTGCGCTGGGCATATACAACTTATGAAGGAGGCGAAGCCCGATCTGCGGAATTAACACTTAAGGTTTATACAGAAAAAACAGTTGTATAAGGAGTATACACATGACTAAGTTTGTAGGAAGGCGAGGATCACTAGGGATCGCCAAAGAAACAGTAAAAGGTACAGGCGTAGCCCCTAGCTATTGGCTACCTTATGTAACTATGTCGTTCTTCGATCGCACTGAAACAGCGACCGAGAGTCAAGGCATGGGTAACATTGCAGACCAAGACTCTGTATATGTAACTATGGTTATGGGTGAAGGTGATGTTGAGTCACAGATATATGATCAAGGACTAGGATACATACTAGCCTCACTATTAGGTTCTGTCCCTGTAACAACAGGTGGCAACCCATATACTCACACCTATACACTAAGCCAAACCAACGTTCCGCAGACACTATCACTTTTCTGGCACGACCCAGATCGTGACTACCTATTTCCTAATGCAGTTGTTGAGTCGCTTAAAATTAGCGTTGAGCCAACAGGCATCGTTAGCTATACCATTCACTTTAAGAGCAAGAAAGCTAAGAACTGGGCTACACAAACACCAGTCTTTACTACACTAGGCTCTAAGTTCCTACACCAGCACCTAATCTTTAAGTTAGCAGCTAACGTTGCTGGACTAGGTGCAGCAAGTGCTATCTCACTTAAGAAGCTTGAAGTAACGATTGACCGCAAGACAATCTTTGATCAGGTCATGGGTACAACTGACCCTGAAGATATACTTAGCCAAGAGATTAGCGTAGAGGGTAGCCTTGAGCTGAACTTAGAAGATGACACATACCGTAACTACATGATTGCTGGTACATACCGAGCAGCTGAGATTAAGTTTTTAGCCTCAACAAGTTCTAGCCTAGATCTAGTACTACCGCGTGTTAACTTCACAGAGTTTGAGCCAGACTTCAAGCTAGAAGAAATCGCTAAGCAAAAGATTAACTTTAAGGGAAGTTACGACTCAGCAAACGGCTTGGATATTATATCTACCGCTGTGCTGATCAATACTAAGACAAGCTACTAATAGGAGGCGAACACTATGGCAATAGTAATTAAGAAGAAGGTATCTTTAGATTTTCTTGGCGAAGAGTACAAAGATGCTTACTTAGAGTTTCAGTCTATACCGTTAAAAGACTTTGACGAGATGGGCGATCGGTTACAGAACGCAGAGGCTAATGGCGAGAAGCCTAACGCAATCATCCTTGAGATACTTAAAAAGTATTTTGTCGATGGTAAGTTCCCCGGCATGGATAAGCTAGTAGCCAGTGACCTTGACGGTCTTGATGCTACAACAGCCGTTCAGTGCTTCGCTACGTTTACAGGACAAGACCTTGACCCAAAAGTAACAGCCCCAGACGAGAGCGTATCCAGTCTGCCATCTTCAACGGAACAGGCGCAAGAGAGCTAGACCGCTATTTATATCGCAAGATGTTCGGGCTTACTGCTGAAGAATTAGAACGAGAGCCAGCCGACCAGTTCTTTACTAATTTATTTATATACGGTCAAATAGCAGAGAAGCAAAGGATGGAAACAGAACATGGCAATAGGTAGCGATGCAAACATTAGAGCAGTCATCACCGCTAAGGATGATGCTAGCCATGTATTAAAAAAGTTTGGTGACGAAACAGCCAGCACTAGCAATAAACTAGCTGCTGGGCTTAAGGTTGCAGCCGTTGGTGCTGCTGCTGCTGGTGCTGCTGCCATAGCCTTTGGTGTTATGTCAGTTAAGGCATATCAGGAAAGCGAAAACGCCATTGCTCAGACTAATGCTGTATTAAAATCAACAGGTGGTGTCGCTGGCGTATCTGCTCAGCAAGTCACCGAGCTGGCTACATCACTACAGAAGGTTACTAAGTATAGCGACGAAGATGTGCGCTCAGTAGAGAACCTGTTGCTTACTTTTACGTCCATTGGCAAAGACATATTCCCACAAGCCACTTCTACTGTACTAGATATGGCTACTGCTCTTGGTGAAGATACAAAGTCTGCATCTATCCAGCTAGGTAAGGCATTGCAAGATCCTATCCTTGGTATAACAGCCTTAAGGCGTGTCGGTGTTAACTTTAGCGATGCACAGAAGGACGTTATAACTAACTTAGTAGAAACTGGTCATAAGGCTGAAGCTCAGAAGCTTATCTTAAAAGAATTGCAGACAGAGTTTGGTGGATCGGCTGAAGCAGCCGGTAATACCTTCGCAGGTAGCTTAGAAAAGTTGAAAAATAAACTGAACGATGTAGAAGAGATCGTTGGTAAAGTAATTACTGATAGGCTGCAGCCGTTTGTAGCTGAAGCTGCCAATTTTGTAGCAAGCATAGACTGGGAAGCAACTATAAATAAAACTGTTATAGCAATGCAGAACTTTGGTACACAGATTGGTGCATTCTTAGATAAGGTGAAAAGCATAGGTATGGAAGTCTTTAACTTCTTAAAGCCGTCCCTAGAAGCTCTTGCAGATACGTTTATAAACAAACTGTTACCGGCATTCATGCAACTATGGACGGCAATCGAACCGGGCTTTACTAACGCACTAAAAGTACTCGGTACAATCCTTGGTGTCGGTTTGGTCGCTGAAGCGTGGCTATATATCAACGTACTAAACGTTATATGGTCGACTGTCGGCTTCTTGATACAAGTAACTAAAAACCTAGTTAACACTATGGTTGAAGCATGGAATTGGATTGTTGCAAAAGCTATGTGGGTCAAGGATAACTTCGCATTAGTGGTTGGTTCAATAATTGGCTTCTTTGCAACGCTACCAATTATGATGCCGTTCTATGTCGGAGTCGCCATAACTAAGATTATAGGGTTTGTAGCTTCGATCAACTGGGGTGGAGTGTTTTCGGGTATATGGCGAGCAATGCAGGGCGTATGGGACATGGTAGTTAATACGGCAGTAAATGCTTGGCATCGCATTAGAAGCATTGACTGGGGTTCAGTAGCCAGTGGCATCGGCAAGGGCTTTGCTAACGGCATCATTGGCATTATTGAAAGCGCACTGAAAAGTGCTGTTAGCGGATTACCCGGTAACATCGAGAGCAAAATACACTTGCCTAGATTTGCCGGTGGTGTTCAGAACTTCTCTGGTGGTCTAGCTGTAGTTGGTGAGCAAGGTGCTGAAATAGTAAACCTACCTAAAGGCTCTGACGTTATACCTAACCATCAGATTAGCTCAGGTTCTCCTGTCGGTGGTGGTACTGTTAACATCACAATACAGGCTGGCGCATTCATGGGTTCAGATGTCGAAGCACGAAAGTTTGCACAAACAATACTCGACCACTTAAAAGATGTCGCTAGTTCTAAAAGCACAACCGTCGGGGCAATGATAGGATAATAAGATGGCATATATACTAGACTCAACCACAATAAGACCTCCGAGCCGAGTAGAAGAAACAAACAACACGCAGGTTGCACAGATACGCACCCTTCAGGGTACGATCGGGCGTGATTACTTCGGTAGCAACAAGCGTGTGTGGAAGTTAGATTATAAAAACGTCAACGCTACAGATTATGCGACTATAAAAGCTATCTATGACAGTTATTTATCAACTGCTAGTGCTAAAAGTTGGTCTATTACAGAAGCAAACTATGCTGTGTCTGCTACAACAGTACACGTTGACTTGCAACAACGCAGCTTTTCGATTAAAGGCTCGGATTACCTTTCAGACTTTACGTTAATACTAACGGAGGCGTAAGGTGCAGACCGTAAACGCAGCATGGACTGCTGAAGAACGTGACTCAGTCAGAAGCATTGGTCAGAGTAGCCTTATCTCTTGGCACAAACAAAGCACACTAGGCAACCGAACCTTTACTATTGGCGTATCAACCATTGGGAGTAATGACTTTATTGGAGTTAATGCTGGGGCAATTGGCTCACCAAATAACTATAAATACTTTGACGAAACAAATTATGTAACAAGTCTATCTTGGGAACGTGGGCTTACAATTCCACTTGGAGGTTTGACTAAGTCACTGGCTGAGATTAACCTAGATAATACTTCAGGGCGGTTTACCCCTCGTTATATGGGTGGAAGTTCTGAACTTTATACTTCGGCTTACTTGCCTACCAGACCGGCTATTATAAGCGCAGGCTTTAAACTATCTGGCGTTAACGTTACCTTACCGCAGTTTGCTGGATTAACTTCTAAGCAAGCAATCGTTGACTCGCGCAATAAAACAGTCAAGCTATCAGCGCAGGACTATGTCAGTTATTTTGAAAATAAGTACACCGATAAGGCGGTTATGTTTACAGCTCAGAGGACAGATCAGGTGCTTGCAACTCTTTTTACACAAGCAGGGATGAACACTGCTCAGTATGATCTCGATTATGGAGTGAACACTATACCTTTTGGCTATTTCCCTGCAGGTAGTAAGTTCGCAGAAGTGATCAAAAAGTTAGCTGAAGCAGAAAATGGTCACATATACCAAGACGAAGCAGGTATATTCAAGTTTGAAAATAGGCAACACTGGGACAGTTCACCATATACTAACGTTCAAAGGATAATAACAACTGCTCAAGTGATCAATGCTGCATCGCCAGACACCTCGCACCTTGTAAACGTCGTCGAGGTTAATGCCAAAATCAGGGGCAAAGAGCAGAACCAGCAGTTATTTAGCTTGTCCGATGCAACAGAATTACAGCCCATGACAGACACCGAATTATTTGTTAGTTTTGATGACCCAATTTTAGCTATTGATACACCGACAGTATGGCAAGCAAACACTCTCGCTGATGGTTCTGGCACAGACAAAACTTCAAGCGTAGTTATAAAAAGTGTAAGCAAGTTTGCTCAGGCGATGAAGATCGTGTTTACTAATAACTTCGCAACTACAGTATATCTAACATCTCTAGTGGTTACCGGCAGACCAGCTCGCGTAGTTCGTGACCTACACTATAGGGCGCAGGACGATTCATCGGTTACCGCATACCAAGAAGCCCCGATTGTAGTAGACAACGATTATATCCAGAATGATACATGGGCTGCCACACTAGCTCAAATGGTTCTTAATACATACTCAGACCCAGAAAAGCTACAAAAGATAACAATCAGAGCTATCCCTGAATTACAAATGGGTGATCTTGTATCTTGGCAGGGTCGTAGCTGGCGTGTCTATGACATCAAGTCCACTCTTAACCCCAGCGCAGGTTATACACAGGAATTGTTATTGCTCCAACGCGAGGTTGTTAATTACTTCCGTATCGGGTTAAGCTATATTGGCAGTACGGATAAAATAGCACCATGACGGATTTCGCACCACAATCTACTGACCGTAAAAGGGATGACACCAATCCCTATACTCCAAGAGTTATTGCTCAAGGTTCATCGACGGCTACTCTAACTGCTGCTGCGACTGGTTACACCGCAACAAAAAACTTTCTATTACCGTTGAAAGCATCCATTAGTGTTAATAACGTCGATGCGTGGGTTAAATTAAGGATTTCGTCGGTAGATTATTATTATAAAATTGGTTATGCCGAGGCTAACGTATCCACAGGCGCATTAAAGCGCGCATCATCTGCCGTTGTAACTGTCGGTTCTGAGCCAACTTCGTACAGTTTAACCCTGCTTATTTACGAGCAGACTTTAGCACCATCTGCCACTGTTACGTTCTACTATACGGTCTATTCAGACAAGATAACTGGCGGACTCTAGTTATTGCCAACGAAACAATTATGGGGTAAAAAACAACTATGGGATTTAAAACTTACAAAGTAACTTGCGAGAAGTGCGGTGGACATGACGACCTCAAAATCACCGACGACAAGCAGGTTTTTTATACAGAACATACACCGATTATATCTGCTCGTTTCCGTCCTGATATGAAATGGGGCTTTGAATGTTTGTGTGGTCAAGATAGCCGAATTGCGATCGAAGAGAAGAATGTGCTTCCGCAAATTGTTAAGAACGCTAACGAAGTAACCATCAAACAACTTGCCGATAATTTAGTACCGAAGAGTGAACATAAGTTTAAAATGGAGATTGCATAATGGCATACGCAAGCTGGTCAGTAGTGTTTGGCGAACAGCCAAGTGCTGCCAAGTGGAATATATTAGGAACTAACGATGCTTCTTTTAATGATGGTACTGGTATAGGAGTAAGTGCTATAACGCCAGAAAAATTATTAACTGGGACTGGGACTGCTTGGGGGTGGACTTCATATACTCCAACATGGACAGCAACTTCAGTCAACCCAACACTAGGAACTTCAACCCTTACTGGATATTACAAGCAAGTTGGCAAGACAGTTTTTGTCAATGTCCAGCTAACTATGGCGAGTGGTTTTGCTGTAGGAACAGGAACATATCGTTTTGCCTTGCCAGTGGCAGCTAACACCACAAACATCGCTATCGGTACATTCTTTCATGCCTCTGGGTATTTGCTAGACTCATCTGCCAGCGAAGCAGGTATCGTTACCGCTGGAAAACTTATTAGTTCAACTACCATTGAGCCGAATGGTGGAAAAGCCTCAGCCTTCGGTGCGTTAAATAATGCTTTCCCTTACGCTTGGAATAACGGAGATATTATTGCTTTTGGTGCGGTATACGAAGCAGCCTAATAAACCTTATAATCTATGAATAACAATACTGGACAACAAGGAGAACGAGGCGCAACAGGTGCAACTGGGGCTGCTGGGGCAGTGTCAGTAGCCGACCCGGTTATTGCTTACCGATTAGGGCAAGTCGAGAATGCTGTTACCGTAGGCTTTAAGGAACATAATGAAAAACTAGACAGTCTGGTACAAGGTTTTGTCACCAAAGAGTTCTATATAGAGCAACATAATACTATTGATGGTCGAGTTCGCAGTTTAGAGAACGATAGGAAATGGATAGTCAGATTAGTAGTGGGTGCGGTTGTATTTTCACTAATGGCACTTATAGGCATAGGCTTTAAGGCTTTTAACTAGGAGTAGTATGGCTTGGCGTAACGCGTACAGCTTAGATACCTTAATCAGTCAGTTAAATACTACTTACCCTGGTTGGCTATTTTTAGGAACTAAAGGAGATGCTGCACACGCAGCGGTAGCTTCAGACCACAACCCAAACGCTCAAGGCGTAGTTACGGCTTTAGACATCGGTAACGGTGGTGGGCTTAAAATACACCAGCTCGCTGACAGACTCGCCACCAATCCACACCCAGACCTTAAATATATTATTTCCAACGGAAGAATAGCAGAATGGGAGTACGGTTTTAAGTGGAGAGCGTATAATGGTAGTGACCCTCATGACACTCATATTCATGTATCTGTAGGTCGAGGCGACGACGGCAAGTCAGTTCAACCATACGACGACAAAACTAACTGGAACGTTAAAGGAGATGAAATGTTTGAAGGAAGAACAGCAGCAGAATGGGCTGCACAGGCTAAAGATGCAGAGCAGTACAAACAAGCGGTTGTTAAAAGTATATCTTGGAAGAAAGGGGTCAACGCTTACGGTGGTGGTATGGATGAGAAGATTGGCAATATCCGACCTGTGATAGATAGCTTAGAACAGTACAAACACGATAATCAATCTAAGTACGAGCAAATCACCGAACCATTATTTAAAAAAGTTAAGTGAGGAGTTAAAATGTCAATCGAGCGAGCAATAGCAATAGCAATTTTAGTAGTAGTAGCAATTTTTGTACTACGAGCATTAGGAGTCACAGGATGAGTATTTCAACCCTTAATAAACAACAAGCACTAAAAATCGTAAAGACCGCAGCCTATATCGCTGTGTCCGGAGCAATTACAGCCCTCATAACATACGCAACAGATAACAAAGAGTCTTTCGGTGCATATTATGTCATCGTAAACTTAGCACTTGTTACTCTTAAGCAATTTGTTACACCAAAAAGCTAAAAGAGTCATTGCCAAGCAGTGTCTTTGGCGTATAAATTATACGGTCAGCCTCTATATAGTTGCCTCCACTTCTAAAACTAGGGGCTGATCAAAAAATAGCCCCATCGCCATAGGTGGGGCTTTATGTTAATTAAAATCGACAGCCCTCGCAAAGCTGTCGATTATTCTACCCCTTAAAGGCTCTCAATTACATGGTAATGCACTTATGCTTGTATGTCAAGTATTGTTTGCATTTGAATAAGCTTGTGTTATAAATAAAGTATGTATTGCCTTGATGGTAACATCTAATGAAAAGTCCTAGCGGTGAGGCTAGGACACTGGTCTACGATATTGAAACTGCGCCAATAATAGGTACTGTGTGGGGCAAGTACGAGCAAAACCTAATCTGGTCTATACAAGACTGGTATATACTAGGGTTTTCGTGGCGTTGGCTAGGAGAGCGTAAGAAAACACAGTCCTCATTTATGCACACTTATAAGCTTTATAAAAAAGACCCGACCAGCGATTATGAGATTGTTAAGAAGCTACATGAGCTATTTAACGAAGCCGACATCGTAGTGGCGCACAACGGTAATAGCTTTGACCAGAAGAAGGCACAGGCTCGCATGATAATACATGGCTTTGATCCACCTAGCCCTTATCAACAAGTAGACACTAAGCTAGTTGCAAGGCGTAACTTTAACTTCACCTCTAATAAGCTAGATGACTTAGGCTCATATTTTGGTTATGGCAACAAAATGAAAACCGACAAAGACCTGTGGCGTAAGTGCATGGCTGGCGACCTCAAGGCTTGGGATTATATGCGTAGATATTGCGACAGGGATGTTGAGCTACTAGAGAAGATATACCTAAAGATGAGAGCGTGGGACAAGCAGCACCCTAACATTGCAAACATAGAGAACAGACCAGATGCCTGTCCTAAGTGCGGATCAGATAAGGGCATGATCGGTCAGGGCAATATCTATACTAAGACTGGGGTGTTTCAGAGGGTGCAGTGTAAGTCGTGTGGCAGTTATAGTAGATTAAGGAAAGGAGTTAAGAATGACAAACCAAAGTATGTCTGATGACCAAGAGGCTCATCTAAAGTTTATTAAATATAAGTTTGGGGCATTAGCCGATCCAAAGTTCAGAAAGGGTGCAGCCGAACATCAAACCCTATTACACGAAACAGACCCGGACAAATTGCTAGACTTCGCTATCGAGGAAGCGATCGACCAAGTGGTTTATCTTTTAACCTTGAAATATAGATCGGAGTTTGCCGGGCTGATAGCCGACAACGACACGATCGCCAGCGACAACGACCGGGACAGTGAACGCTCCCGAAGCCTCGATTGAGTCTTTGTGATTGTTGCCAACCTCTATATCACGCTCTTCGTAATCAACGTCAAAGCGATCAAGGTATTGTTTAACCATAGGGCAATAGGCACAGGTTTTAGAAGTATAGACGACCGCTTTTGATTTCATAGAGCCTAATCATAGCATCAAGTTTTATCTTACGATATTGTAATAATTATCTTGACAACGAGGCGTATAATAAAAAACAGGTAATCCATTATGGAAACCATAACCTCATCACCAGAAGAATACAGAGCCGAGCTCGAACGAGGGCTACTTTATAACTACGAAAAACTACAACACGCTCGCAAACAGCCAAACAATGAAGAACTAATCGCAATCTTTGAGCATAGGGTTAATAACCGCTTAGAGAGTATTTTTGAATTGATGGGCGTTGAGTGTGAAGCAACTAATTGAAGCTCGGCTAGAGGACATTGAGCTGGACTACAGCAAGCCATTTGTTTGTTTAGAACTGCTTAGACAGATGGTGATTGAAACAACCACCGTTTTAGACACCGATTTTGCCCCAGAAGAATACTTTGTTTATTTTAGGCTTCCAATAGGTAATTATGATGGCTGAACGCTTATACACAGAGGACGCAGACACTCCTAATATTCAATCTAGGCTCTTTAATGGGCGCTTAGCTTGGAATAATAGTGACCTAGAGTGGATGCACCTAGAAAAGCCAGCACAGGGCTTGTATGTGGCTGAGGTGGCAGTCTTTGAATGTGTGCAGATGGAGCTTTGGGATGAGCTATGAGCAGAAAAAGGAAACAGCCGAAGCATGGGTACTTGCAGGGTATGGGTTTGCTACTGGTGTGTATAAAGAGTTTGTCCCAGCAAAAACGGCTTGGATGGTTTTGGGTGCGGGCGTATTGGCTCACGATGTGTTTTGCAAACAAGGGGAAACTCTCAGTGAGGGAGTTGATAGGGCGCTTGAGAGCCACAAAGTTTTGGCGTTGGGAGCGATTGCAGTGACCGCAGCCCACCTAGCCAACATTATCCCACCGAAGTTAGACCCCATACATCAATTTGCCGAATTGGTTAAGCGATGAAAATGCCAAGCTGGCATCAGGGGCATCCACCTAGACAAGAGGGTGAGAACTATCACCACCTGTTCTTCCCTAATAACATTTATAAGTCTGCGTTTGAAAAGAGGTTTAAGAATCACGTTGGGCTAGTTTTACCCGAGAAAATACCTGTGCATAATTACCTACACATGGTCGTCCCACCACCACCAAAGTTTACTAAGAACGAGATGGGCGACTGCTTAGAGTTTTTACAAGAGAGTAAAAATACAGTTGATACAGACAATAGGTTTTGGGGTGCGGAGTCAATCATGCGCTACACGGTGTTTATGGAGATGGACTCGCCCCAAGTCGGTGAACGGATGCACGATATCAGATGGAACTTAGCCCAGCAGATAGGTATAATGTCAGCCCAGCATACTATTGAACGCCCTATTTAGAGGTAAATATAGACGTAACTAGAGGTAGGAACTGTGTGGGTGCGGATTGAGCCATTGTAATCATAGTTACCCTCGGTGATTGTGATGGTGTCGCCTTGTACGCCCACAACTACAGCAACGTGACCGTAATACCCTCGGTCTGTTTGGGCTACACTTCCCACTACTGGAACTGGACTTACTGTTTTACCTGAAGCCCTAGCTCCATCATCCCAAGAGTTAGCATTGCCCCAGCTAGGGATGTTGCCTTTCATTGTAGACGCTAACCAAGTACATTGACCTGCTGGATAAGGGCTAGAGTATGTCATTGGGGCGGAATACTTAAAATTAGCCATTGAGAGCGGTTCTAAGCTCTTAATTTGTGGTTGGGCTATGTTTGGTAGTATTTGGGTCGGAACAGTCCACAGAGGCGCTGGAGTGGGTTCAGGAGGCTCTGCTTTAGCAGGGGGCGCAGCAAACCCCAGAATTAAACCTAAGACTACTGCTATATGTTTGATTGGTATATTCATATTGGGGGCTACAGCCGGTGGCGGATGATCTCGTAGCTAACATCCATTATTAACACACCTAAATGTGAGCGCAAGGTTTTATGAACAGTAATATAATCAACAGTTATTTAAGCCATTAGCTCGCCTTTCCCTTTGTGCTAGAGGGACAGAACGATCGATGATTTACAAGTTTAAGTCAGTGGCTCTAATAGTGTGCTTTGCTAAGTAAACAATCAATCTTATTTACTAAGCAGAATGCAGGGTTGTCGTATGGCGTAAAGACATTGCCCCTAGCTGGTGTTTCTTATGTTCCACAGCCTGACACGCTATTCAAGGCTTCCCTAGCCGAGAACGTGACTTCGGTTTTAAAGTACCGGGAACTTTTATATTGTAAATGTATTTGACAAAAGTGTTTCGCTTGATAAAATAGTGTTATCTAACAAGATCGTAACCCCAGATGTAGTGTCTGGGGCTTCTTTTTGCCCCTATTTGTCTTTCTAACAAGATCAAATAGTGTTACTACCTTACTTAATTGTTAAACGAAATGCAAGCTTGTGATATATAGTTAAGTATGACTATTATAAAGCCCTGCTTTTATTGTTACGCAGCCGTTGATACAAGTGTGCAGGACGGCAGTTTTATCTATACCGTTGAGTCAGATCAGCCTATACAGTTTGCTCATACAGAATGCGCTGAAGTGATCGATGGTCTTATTATAAATGAAATAGAGTGGTAATAATTTAGTACCCCGGTTTAAAGGAGATCACTAAACAGGGGAAAAGAGATCACCGGGGCAACCATATTATACACTATTTAAATCTGTGGATAACTTGACAGCATTAGGGGCTTGACAATGCTAGTGCTGTGGTCTAAGATTAAGGTGTAATCATTAAAGGAGATCACAATGCAGAAGATATTTATAAATAATAAAGACCTCGGTTTCTTTACAGAGCATCCTATAACTGCTCAGAAGTTTCAAAGGGTAGACGGTGAACTAGAACTTGTTTGGTGCAACCATGCTGGTGCTTACACCGATAGCATAGAAGTTTGCGACTACAAGTCAGAGGGTAACGACTGGGTTACTTACGATGATGTCTTAGTATGCGATCGCTGCGGTGCTTTTAAAAGAGATTATGAGAACTATTGGGAAGATTGCCCAGAAGAAGGAGTTTACGATGTCTAGTTGGCAAGACCCAGCAGAGGGCGATTATTTGCCTGACGGCTCAGACGATCAAGGCTTTGATGTTTGGCTACAGTGCAACAAGTGTGGCGGTGAAGCATATCGCAAAGGCGATGATGCGTTAGATTATTGTAACGAGTGCGGAATAGTAGAAGGCAACACTAAGGAGGTAAAGTATGAAAACCAGCAATGAGATCGGAAACTTATCAAAGGCACTAACAGCATTCCAAAAGAGTGCGCCACCAATACCAAAAGATAAGACAGCAAAGCTAGGAACTTACAGCTACAAGTACGCTGACCTTGCAAGTATCTGGGATAAGATCCGAGGCAACTTAGCAGACAACGGACTAAGCGTTATACAGAGTCCATCATCATATCAAAGCGAGCAAACGCTTACAACGATGGTGGCACATGAGTCCGGTGAGTTTATTAGCGACACTATGTCATTAAAGATCATGCAAGAAACACCGCAGGGGCAAGGCTCGGCTATAACATACGCTCGACGTTACGCTCTTACTGCAATGCTTGGACTTGTAGCCGATGATGATAATGATGCACAGGATCACAAGACACTTAGCGGTGTACAAAAGAAACAGTTGTTTGATACTTCTAGGAAAGTGCTGCCGGAACTTGGCGAAGATCCACTGTCAATGGTGCGCTTCTTAAGCGAAGTGTTAGGCAAACACCCTAGCCGATTACAACCAGAGGAGTTTGACGATGCAATCCAATCTATAGAAAGCTATACAAAGGATCAGCTCAAATGAAGTACACCCAATACCAGAAAATCATAGGGCTGATGTGCAAGTACCCAGAAAAGTGGTTTTACCCTTATGACTTTATGCAAGAGGGCTTCTACTTTGTAGGCTATAAAGCACCGACTAGGATCGCTGAGCTTGCTAACGAATACCCTAACCTGTTTGTTAGCAGGACTAGGGGCAAGTATGTGCAGCGCAAACTAAACACCGAGAACTCAGACTGGTTTTATGAGCTACCAAAAGATCTGCGGTTTATGGTTCACCGATCAGGGTTAAGTAAGTATATAAAGCCAAAGGAGGTACAGCATGGGTAAGTCAGTAAAAAGCGCAATGAAATACGAAAGAACACCGGTAAGGAAAGATTACGCGCGATCAACTAGAGAGCTTGTTAGGCAAAGCGATCTATTAAACAAGGGCTGGTTTATATGGCTGCTGGTTGGCGCGCTGATTGTGGGATCATACTGGATAGCAATTAAATCAATTTATATAATAGTAGGAGGTCTGTAATGGCTAAGAAAATATTAATTGTAATCGGAGTGATAGTTGCGATCTCACTCGTAGCATCGCTAGTAGAAACACTGGTGATGCAAAGTCAGACGCAGGTTACAAGCACAGCAAGGGATAACACATTTAAGAATGCGTTTATTAGTGGATGTAAGAGCGAAGCAGTCAAGACAATAACAGAAGCGGAAGCAATCAGCTACTGCAATTGTTGCTACGATAAACTACTGGCTCTATACCCAGACCTTAGCACTAACGAAGAACGAATGGATCGCGTAATAGCGGAAGGCTTTACCTCTACCGAAACCGATGCGGTTGTGGTTTGCCTACCAGAAAGTATGAGGCAATAAGATGGCAGGAACTAAAGCAGGTGGCATCAAAGCAAAAGAAACTAACAAGCAAAAGTATGGTGACGACTTTTACAAAAAGATCGGTGCGATGGGTGGTAAGCTAGGCACAACCGGTGGCTTCTATGCCGACCGGGAACTAGCACGAACTGCTGGTGCTAAGGGTGGCAGCCGATCAAGAAAAGGCAAATCATGAGCATCGAAGAATACTTTGCCAACCTTAATGCACTACACAAGAAAGTAAACTGTGCAGTGTGTAAGGACATAGACAAATGAGAATTGTACTTTTAATCTTGCTGATAGCGATATTACTAACTTCGCCCCTACCCTTTAGCTTAATAGCTTGGATACTTTTAAGTGGCTGGGCTGTATATAAGTTGGCAAAGCAATGGTAGCTTACTACTGTGGCTTTTACGCTGTGAACCCTGACCACCTATGGAAAGACGGCAGGTGTATCGTATGTAATATAAGGATAAAGGAGTAAACGATGAGTAAAATACTATCAGACGAAGATGGCGATACTATTTGGAACGACCCCACCCCTAACATAGATGATGAGATAATCAGAACTCTAACCTTGAACTTGCTGAGTGAATACCAACAACTAGAAACCCCTGCCAACCCCAACCAATACAAAGGAGAGGATTGATGATCGAAAGCATCTGCTTGATTTGTCACAAGGTTAAAAAGCCAAACGCTAAAGTAAAGCGCAAAGACCATTGTAGGTGTAATGATATATAGCTCATTTAAGCCAAAGCCATGCAGATGCGGTGGGATGCACAGTAGTTTGTCATGTTCTCAGAAGCCATCTAAGCCAATACAAGCTAAAAAGCGCATGAACCCTGTCGGGAAGCAAACAAGGCGTTACACAGCATTCAGAAACAACGTGGCATACCCTGCGCTGGTTGAGCGCGACAGTGAACGCTGTGCGATGTGCGGTAAAACAAACATACCGCTTGACGTTGATCACATAAAGAAACGTGGATCGCACCTGGAACTGAAGTATGAACTGACTAACTTACAGCTGTTATGCCGGTCGTGCCATAATGCAAAAGACAACAGTTGACATAAAATAACGGTAAGCGTATTATAAAGCTAATCAAATGGAGGCACTTATGAAGAGCAAGGGGATCGCTTACACGTTATGGCTACCAAGCTTACTAGGGGTAGCTGGCATACAACGTATTTATATTGGTAAAGTCGGCACAGGCATCTTATGGTTATTAACTGCCGGTTTGCTGGGCTTAGGCACTCTTGTAGACCTCTTCACACTATCTTCGCAGGTCGATCTATATAATCTAAAGAAAGGAAGCCATGAGCGCACCTAAGATCGGGATAGTCGGTTACGGAGTAGTCGGACAATCCTATAGCAAACTGTTCCCTGATGCTACGATATACGATCCATATTATGAAGATGAGTCTGGTCGTTGCATATATGCCGAGAATAAAGACCTTATAAACGATTGCGATATTGCACTGGTCTGTGTATTTACACCGCACAACGAGGATGGCGCACTAGATACTAGCATAGTCGAAGAAGTAGTTGATTGGATTGAAACACCTCTTATATTGATTAAATCGGCACTTCAGCCCGGCACAACCGATCGCTTAGTTAAAAAGACTGGAAAGAACATAGCCGTATCAGTAGAGTTTATTGGCGAGGGCAGTTACCCTATACACTTTTGGAAGTACCCACACCAGAACGACCCACGAATGCACCAGATGCTAATTGTTGGCGGTGAGCCAAAAGTAGCTGAGGCTTGTGCTGAGATCTTATGGAGCAAGATGTCACCGGACATTCGCATCACACTTACCTCAGCACTAGAGGCTGAGATTACTAAGTTGGTAGAGAACAGCTATGGCGCACTCAAGGTTACGTTTGTCAACGCATTGATGTCAGTCGCACAGAAGTCCGACAGCAGTTTTGTAAACATTCACCAAGCGTGGCAATCAGACCCACGCACAGACTCGATGCACTTAAGAGCTGTCAGCTTCAATCGTGGCTGGGCAAGCAAGTGCTGGGACAAAGATGTGCCGGCACTGGTAGCTTACTCTAAAAAAGTCGGTGCTGATGATATGGCTAAGTTATTTCAAACAATAATTGATATAAATAAGGAGCATCTCAATGGCTAAATGCTTAGTTGTAGGAGGCGCAGGCTTCATTGGTGGTCATGTAGCTGATCTTTTAATCGAAGAAGGTCACGAAGTAACAATCTTAGATAATATGTCGACAGGCAAACTGGACAATGTAAATCCGATAGCCAGACTTGTAGAAGCCGACATCACTGACAAAACGGATATGCAGTTGCTAAAATCTACTAAATACGATTATGTGTTTCACCTCGCAGCCCTCGCTCGTATCCAACCGAGCATCAAAGACCCACTAAATACACATAAAACAAACGTGGAAGGCACACTGCATATCCTAGAGTATTGCCGAAGTAGTGGCGCACACCTTATATTCTCAGGCTCAAGCTCTATATATAAAGGCGATAAACTACCGACGAAAGAAGATGACGAAAAAAAGCCACTCAATCCTTACGCATTGCAGAAACTACAATCTGAACAGTACATACAAATGTATGCTGATCTGTACGGTACATCGTATACAATACTGCGATACTTTAATGTGTATGGTGAGCGACAAATACTAGACGGTGCATACGCAGCGGTCGTAGGTATATTGCTCGACCAAAAAGCCAATGATAAATCTATGAGCGTCACTGGAGATGGCGAGCAAAGGCGCGACTTCACATACGTTAAAGACGTTGCAAAGGCTAACGTTATGGCTATGAATTGGAATGGCATATTCAACATAGGCAATGGCGATAATAAGTCCATCAATGACTTAACAGTTGCGATCGGTGGGCATAGACACCACTTACCAGAAGCCGAGAATGAGGTCAGGGCTACCCTTGCAGACAATACTAAGGCTAGAGAACAGGGGTGGAAACCGACCATGCAAATAGAAGATTGGATTGACAGTGTTGTTGAGCGTAGATGACGGCTGTGCCAGCGACGTTCGCGTTGCTGATCTAGCCAAGAAGTACGAAATAGAAACTATATTTTATCTGCCGGTAGAATGGCATAGTTTGGCTTATGACAATGGGTACGAGCCACTTACTTACCATGAAGCCTATACACTATCTAAAGAGTTTGAGATTGGCTCACATACAATCACCCACAGGCACTTAACCAAAATGCGCGACATTGATGCAATGGTTGAGATTGCTGAGTCTAGGCTAATGTTAAACAGCCTGTTTCATACAAAAGTTACCAAGTTCTGCCCACCTAGAGGCTATACAAACGAGTTACTGAGCGAGTTTACGCTACAGCACTACGAATCGCAACGGCTGACCAGAGGCGAGGGGCTAGTCCATATACACCCTAATTCCGGGGCAAATGGTAACAAAGACTGGCGTGAGTACGCTAAAGACATTGATGTTAAAGAATTATGGTGTCACTCATGGGAGCTTGATAAATATAATCTATGGGAACAGCTAGAGGAGTATCTAAGTGAAAATCTACATCGCTAATCTTGACATTGAGAGAACTGGTGGTGGCTGGTCTTTTCAGCATAACTTTTATTCGAGCATGGGAAATCTTATAACCCAAGACTATAACGAAGCTGATGTATATTTTATAACAAGCCCTAGCATGGTATCTAAGGAAGATGTTGAGCGGGCTAAGCAGGATGGGAAGAAGATTGTGCTGCGGATCGACAACGCAGTACGCAACTCTCGTAACCGCAATACCGGCATGAGTCGCATGAAGAAGTTTGCAGACATGGCTGATCTAGTGATTTATCAAAGCACATGGGCTAAGAACTACTTAAAACCTTTTACTGGTGCTGAAGGCAGTGTTATATTAAACGGTACAGATACAAATGTATTTAACACTGATGGTCGCATAGATAACGACGATGTTTTATATAGCAGGTTTAACAGAGATGAAACTAAGAACTGGGAAGTGGCTCGCTATTGGTACTCGCAGTACCAGCTAGAACACCCCGATGCTAAATTAAATATAATCGGTCAGTTTTCTAACGAACTAAAGAAGTACAACTTTGACTTTTACAACAATGAGAACATTCAATACAGTGGTGTGCTTGACCGACGAAACCTCGCTAAGCTATACAAAGCAAACGGCAAGTTCCTATACACATACTTCAACGACGCGTGTAGTAATAGCCTGATAGAAGCTTTATGCTGCGGTTGCGAGATTGTTGGCGACGAGTATTACCGCGAAACTGGCGGTGCGCCTGAGATACTTCATAACTTTAAATTATATGGTGCAGACTATTTTACCAACGAGCGCATGGCTACACAATACGAGGAGGCTATCAATGGGATCGTCGTATAGGGAAGAATTAAATAAATGGCTATCAGAGCTAAATATTAAAGCCGACAAGCTACTAGACATCGGTGGCAGTCAAGTAAGCCTCAAGCCAAGAGTACGATCGTGGGATGTAAAAGAGCTACTAATTGCAGACTTGCCCGATCCGCACGAAGATAGCCCGAAGCCTGACGTAGAGCTAGACCTTAACGTTAAACAAAAGACATTCCAAGTTGTAGATATGATTTTTTGTCTTGAAGTGTTTGATTATATATATGACCCGATGACAGCTATGCAAAATATAAGTAATATGCTCGAAGAAGGTGGCACAGCATGGGTATCATTCCCTAGCTTTTACCCATTACACCAGCCAGTTGGCGACGATGCACTACGCTATATGCCTGCCGGAATTGTTAAATTAGCAGAGCAATCAGGATTAAGCGTAGAGCAAATGATTAAACGACGACCGGAAACAAATCTATTTGAGTCATTTTTCAGAGCTGAACGTATGAGGGCAGCCAAGCATGAAGATCATAATTTCACTGGATTTATATGTGAGTTTTCTAAATGAAGGCATACGTTACATCAATAGGTGAATTAACGACCGACCTTTGCGTTTGGTCATTACAGAGAAGCGGATTTGACGTTGAGCTTATACAAGACAAGACTACCCTATGGGATAAGTTAAACCGTATATATAACAAAGCCGACCACGACTTTGTCCGAGTAGATGCTGATGTAGTACCTAATAAAATGCTTACCCCACAAGCTGTAAGTTTAGCCGGAGCAAACATCAGTTGGTGGTTACAGTTTCAGACTTTCGATTGGCATAAGCAAAGTCTAACGTGGGGTGGCGTACAGTTTATTCGCAAGGAAGCACTACCCTATCTACGCGACTCAGCAGATAAGTTTAGCGATAAAATCAGACCCGAAACCGAACTTACACGCATACCACAATTCTATAGTCCCCGAAGATTTGAAAGCATACCAAACGTTATGGGACTGCATGGCTATAAGGCTACTGATTTAAAACGTGTTAAAGAACTAAAAGCTATGCGTAACCAATCTGTAAATTATGACTGGGAGTTAGAAGAGAGGTTAAACGCACTATGAAACTGAGCATATTTACAACCGTAACCGATCCAAGTAAACGAGGCGACAACGCCAAAGATGCGCTGGCTTGCTACAAAGACCTTGCTGATGAAGTCGTTGTCGTAAACGGCAGCATTACGCCACTCTATGCCGAGGGTATTAAAGAAATAACGCACCTATGGCGCAGAGAGTTTGACTGGAAGTTTATAGGTGAACAGTTTACTAGAGGCTACAAAGCAAGCTCTGGTGACTGGGTTATACACGCTGATCTCGACTTTGTATTTCACGAAAATGACTTTGATAATATACGCAAAGCACTAGAAGATAACCCCGAAGCCCCTGCTGTATCGTTCTATAAGTGGCAATTTATATTACCTGATCGCTATAATTTGAAGTCACGACTAGCAATAGCAGTTAACAAAAAGAAATATGGCGACCGTATTAAGTTCAGCGGTGGCGGTGATCTATGCCAACCAACCCTAGACGGTGAAGATCTCGACATTAACGAACTACCGCAAGCCGGTGTTCCCTTTTATAACTATGAAAAAATATTGAAAACCGAGAAGCAAATACAAGACGACGTACAAAGGATGGCTAGGGCATGGGATAAACACTTTGGTGATTTACATCTAGGGGATGACGATACAGCCTATCCTGAGTGGGTACGAATGGTCAAGGGCAGGTTTACGAAGCCCCAGAAGCATATACCGCTAAGTGATCATCCTAAATATGTTCAAGAAACTATTAAAAACTTAAAACCAGAGCAGTTCGGTTATTCTGGCTTTGGTATGTTGGGAGTAAATGATTATGAGTGAAGCACAGGACTTTTGGTCTAATGTTAAAGATTGGTGGATTGATGCCGATCGAAACTATAAGAAGCAAGGTGTAAACCAACCCTCCGAGGATTACTTGGATAGCGAGGTTAAAGGCTTTGACTCTGTACTTGAGATAGGTGCTGGCACTGGTCGTTTGATAGGGCTACTCAGCAAAAAGAAGATAGACTGTCATTCTGTTGATGTTAGTTCTGGGCTGTGTGAATACGTCAAAGCCAAATACCCTAAAGTTACAGTCCACAATACAAAGGTTCAGGACTTGAGCGAGTTTGCAGACAACTCTATTGATCTAGTCTACACCTTTCAATGCTTGCAGCACGTTCCGAACGAAGAAATACAACCGGCACTAAAGGAGATCTTCCGGGTAGCAAAAAAAGAGGTATGGCTAATGGAAGGGCTTGTGCAAAATAAGGAGCAAGGGGAGCGCACACACCCTGTTAATGGCGGTTCTTATGTTTATTATTATGATAGAATGTACGATTGTTATAGAATAGATGATATACAAGGAGGCGTAGTTATGGCGTATAGAATAAAGGCTAGTGATGCTTAAGGTATTAGTAGTAGTCGACAAAACCGACACCGCTATTGACCGGCTTGCTAAGGGTCACGTTAAATACAACGACAACATTGATTATAAGGTTATTCCTGTACACCCCAAGCGACCAGACCCAGAGCAACTACTAGCGTTTGAAACCCTTGCAGTTGATGCAGACATCATTGACTATCAATACTTCCGCACTGCTGAAATGCTACGCGGTCGCTATAGCTGGCTAGAGGGCAAAAAGCAGATACTAACGCACCACAACCCCTATTCTATCGAAGAGCAGGATTGGAACGGCTACGACTACGTGGTAGCAAACAACCTGACTATATATGAACGCTTAGGCAAGATTACCGAGTCACCACTAACCTATATTCCTAACTGCGTTGATACTGACTTCTGGACATACAATTCTGAGTGGCAGCCAAACAAGAACGTAATCATGGTGGCTAATAGGATCGAGAGTAAAAAAGGCATACTTCAAGTGGCTATTGCCTGCGCTGAACTAAACCTGCACTTTATATTAGTCGGTTCTATATCTGACTCTAACTATTACGAGTCAATTCTAGCAACCGGCAACGTAGAGTTTCACAATAATATCAGCGACGAAAAGCTTAAAGAGCTATACCACAAGTCAACAATTCACGTTTGTAATTCAAAGGACAACTTCGAGTCAGGTACTAATCCAATCCTTGAGGCTATGCTTACAGGTGTGCCGGTACTAACTAGAAACATTGGACACGTTCCTGAGCTAAACAATGGTGAGAATATGGTAATACTAGATGGTCAGCCCGATGATGTACTGGGCATACAAAACAAGTTATTTGAAATGATAGGTGATAAAAAGAAACTTGAGGACATACGAGGCAAGGCGTGGCAGACCGCTAAGACCCGATCCTTTGAGCGCAGAGCCTATTTATATCAGAAGTTATACAGAGAAGTGATGCACCCTGATGAAGTTCCGGTATCAATCATTGTGCCTATATACGATAAGCCTGACATCATACGCAAGTGCCTTAACGCTATAGCCGAACAGACCTATAAGAACATTGAGCTGATTGTAGCCGATGACAGTCTACAAGGTGAAAGCCATAGCCTAATCACCGAGTTGGCAAAGCTAATGCCCTTCCCTGTGCGCTACATGAACACAGCCGAGGTTATGATTGGCGACAACGACTACGAGAAGGACTATGGACTGGCTAGGGGTCGCAACAAAGCGGTTATAGAAGCCACAGGCGATATTATAGTGTTCTGTGATCAGCGCATGATTATGCAACCCGATGCTGTTAAAGAGTTTGTTAAGCACCTTGCCCCTAAAGTATGGATCTATGGCAACAAAGGAGGCAAGAAAGAGTTTGTTGAAAACCTCAGTTGTATAAGACGAGAGGATATAATCACTGCCGGTATGTTTTGTGAGCGGATGGATCAGTATGGTGGACTAAGCCAAGAGTCGCGCACTCGCTTCAGGCTGCAGGGCAACCGAACTGAGTATTGTGAGTCAGCTAAGGCTACTCCAACCGGAAAATCAAGCAATCGCAATCGTAAACGCCAAGACATCATTGCTATGAAGAACAGATTATTTAAGATGTATGAGGGTAATTTACATGGCTAATCGTAAACAACGTCGGCATGACCCGACTAATCGCAAGAAATACTCACTACAAGACGTACAAAAAGCTATATCAATAGCTCTAATGATGCGTAAGTTTAGCAAGGGTCACTTATTTAGTAAGACCATGAAAGACAAATGCGTGTTTTGTGGTTCGACCATGAAAACCAAGAAGCAATGTAGCTATTGGTTTATGACTTTCCTAGACCGAGTGCAAACTGTATTGATCAACCCGACCTTCTTCAAAGACGATGACATACAGGCTCTATGGCTACAACATGGCGAGGATTATCAGAATATCAAGCTACCGTTAAATGTTACGGATGTGCCGGATGAGCCAAAAAAGAATTAACATCTTCGGTGTAGTCAATCACCTATCTAATCAGTATGAGATGTTAAAGCTGGCTCAAAAGTACCCTGTTAAGTTTCACTACCTACAAAACAACGTAAGGCGTTGGAGTGAGTTTAGCGCACGACCAGAGCCTACTACATGGCTATCGCCTGATGAGTTCGAGTGGGTTACGCACTATGAGCCGGGCAAATACGACCTCGCTATCCTACACGTTGACCAGCAACACACAGACCCTCGCATTGGCAAAGGCTGGTTGTATGAAGATCTTAACGAATTGATCCAAGATATACCAAAGATGGTAATAAATCATGGCACACCTATGTGGGATGACTACTATACAGAGGACTTTGTTATCAATGGTGGTGTTGTACATACAAGAAAAGGCGAGGTTAAGCTAAAGGGTATGAAAGAAAAGATCGGTGATAACTTCATGGTAGTTAACAGCTACGATGCAGTTGATCGCTGGGGCTGGGGCTATCCGCTAATTCATGGGCTAGATCCAATGGAGTGGTACGATTTACCAAAAGAGCCACGCGTTGTGCTTAGCCTTTCACCCGGAGGACTAGACCGCTATTATAACCGAGAGCTTATAACAGCCATAAAGGGCGCAGTTAAAGAGAAGTCCGGCATTGATGTTATGCACATACAGGTAAACATTGAGTTTGAAAAGGACAACTACGAGCAGTACCGTCGCTACATAGCTTCAAGCCTTATAAATATCAGCCCTTACAAAGACAGCCCTATGCCACGCAGCCGAACTGAAGCAATGATGAGTGGTGCTTGCATACTATCTAGTCGCTATCATGGTGCAGAAGAATACATAGAGCATGGCGTAGACGGCTTTATAGTACCTGACAATCCTTTAAGCTATGCGGAAGCTATCCACAGCCTAATCAATGAGAACTATGGCGAGGCAGTTAAGATGGGTCAGCGTGGCAAGCAAAAGGCACAAAGGCTGTTTCATGTCGCTAGGTATCACAAAGAGCTGTATCACCTTATAACAGAGGTGGCTAATGGTAACAAACCAGTCTGGGATGGTAAAAAAATATGGTAAGGTTCTTTGACTTTTCTAGGTTTCATGGCAAAGATCCGCAAGGTTCTACTAACCTCCGAGTTATGCAACCAATCAAATATTGGGATGAAGCAGAGCGATATAAGTATGGCGAGAACCCCGACGTTCTAATATTTCAAAAGGTTTATATATTACCTGACTATAAGTTTCCTCGCGACTTTGAGGGCATTAAGATATTGGACATCTGCGACCCCGACTGGCTAGATCAAGCTAACATAGTAGAAACTTGCAATGCTATGGATGCTGTAACTTGCAGTAGCAAAAACCTAGCCAAGTTTATACGGCAGTTTCACAAGAACGTACACTTTGTGCCAGACCGTTTCGACCTCGAAGTTATACCAAAACCAGTACAGCATATTTCTAAAGCTAAGAGCGTGGTGTGGTTTGGCTACAGCCACAACTCAATACTAATGAAGCAAGCTATGACCTTATTAGATGAGCTAGATTTAAAACTAACCATCATAAGCAATGACGATCCATTCTTACACCAATGGAGCAAACGCGACTACAAAGACTTCTATACATATATTAAGTACGATGAGGACACGATATACCAAGAGCTTCAAAAGCACGACTTTGCTTTATTACCTGAAGGCTATAGACCACAGGATCACTTCAAGTCTAATAACAAGACCATCAAGGCTAACCTAGCAGGACTGCCAGTAGCTAAGACCGCAGATGATGTAAGGCTATATATGGATGCCAAAGAGCGACAAGCTTGGTTTGATACTAATTATGGTAAAATACAAGAAGAATACGACATTCGTAAATCAGTGGAGCAATACAAAGGAATTATCAATGAACTTCGAAGCCGAAATCATACGAACTAGCCAACGCAAGCTTGCTAGTAACGATAATCAATATGAGGTTGTATTCCGTACTGACAATCCTCTTATTTTAGACCTAGGAAAACTGCCAAGCGATAAAGTGCTAAAGGTTAGTGTGGATATTAAAGATGACTAAAGAGCAAAGACAACAAAAGAAAGACGATTTTATATCATACTTTGAGGAAGTGCCAGTTATTAAATACGCTGCCATGTATATTGAAATTACTGAACAGACAGCTCACGATTGGTTAAAGACAGATGAGGATTTTTTGAGTCGCGTTAATCAAGCTAAATCCAAATGGGCTAAGAAACGTGCTTTAAAGACAAGAGCTGAGTTCCAGCTAGAACGATTAGACAAGGAAATATGGAGCGAGCGCAAAGAATTGGTGGTTGCTGTAGATCCACGAAAAGACATACTTAAAAAATATAATCTAGGGGGCGACGATGCTGGACAAGCTCAAGAAGCTGAGAGCAGACCATCTGAAGATACAGCATGATGTTGTATTCTACCCTTATCAAGAGCTGGTAAGCGACCAGATACTAGAAGCATTGATCCAAAACCTACGTTTGACCGCTGATGCCACAGAAGAAGATGTTAAAAAGCTGAAGCTGACGGAAATAACCGTAGAGTTCTCTAGGCAGGCAGGCAAGACTACAGCTATTGTGTATACAGCCGAGTTTATACTTACATGGCTATCAGTGTATTTTAACCGGCAGATACACATCGGCATATTCGCACCGCAGATAGAACAGGCTAAGACAGACTTCGATAGGCTCAAGATTGCATTACGCAGGGTTAAGGACATGGTTATAGTTGATGAGGCAACCGAGGCGTTGATTAAAGAGCAAGAGAACGCTAAGACGTTAGTGCTGCCTGATGGCTCGTCAGCTTATATAGCCCCTGTAACAAAGACCTCAAGACCTGAGAGCAAGACCCTAGACCTTATGATATTTGAGGAGTCACAAGATCTAGACGACAAGATAGTCAAAGAGTCAATCATGCCGATCGGTGCATCAACTAACGCACCTCGTATCTTTGTTGGCACAGCTGGTACTAAGCTATGTTACTTCCGAACGCTAGGGCAGAACCCTAAAGCCTTGAAGCTATACTTTAACGACATAGTGGCACAGCGAAGGCAGGTTTATGAGCAGACTGGTGAGGCTAAGCACTTGATCTATGAGCAGACGATTAAGCAAGAGATTGAGAAGTTCGGGCTAGATAGTGACGAGATACAGCGACCTTACTTCGGTAAGTGGCTAATTGGCACAGGTAACTTCACTACTGAAGAAGATCTTATGGCATTAGTAGAGGACAGGCGCATAACCTACCACTTTAAGAAGGGTGATTGCTTTGCCGGAATAGACACTGCTAAGAACCCAGATAGTACAGTCGTTACTATATTACGTTATAATCCTGACAACAACCGTAAGGAAGTGCTGAACTGGATGGAGCTTAGAGGCGACAACTATCAAGACCAGTTCGATGTGATCAAAGAGTTCCTAGGTAATTACAATATAGTTGCTGTGGCGATAGATAGCACAGGTCAGGGCGACTTCATGCCAGATATGTTTGAGCGACACACTGAATGGTCAGATGAAAAGTCGGGGCTATATCGGGTCAAGTTTAGTGCCGTATCTAAGGACTTAATGTATAAAAACCTAAAAGTATCAATCAAGGAGTTATTGACTACATTACCAAATCTAGGTACAAAACAAGGTGAGAAGTTTAAGCAACAAATGCTTGATTTACAGCAAGAATACAAAGGACAACTACTCAGTGTACATCACCCAGACGATCCAAATGCCCACGACGATTACCCTGACAGTTGGGCATTGGCAGAGTGGGCTTATGCAAAGTATAATGAAGATAATAACCTTAGCATCGCAGTTGTTAGCAGCGAAAGGGAACGAAAGGTAAAAAAGAACGATGAAAATCAGGTCACCGATTACTTTCCGGGAGTCGACACCGGCTTCGACGACGACTTCTAGCCCAGTAAAGAAGCAACAAAAAGAAAAGCTGTTTGATGTACTCGGAGGCTTTTTACAGTTTAACTCTAACAAGCTATCTAACCAGACATCTATATCAACCAAAATACTGGCTGCCAACAAGGGCTGGGTATACCGCAACAACGATGTGATCGCTCAAGAAGTATCAAAGATTGAGTTTGAGTTATACACAGTTGGGTTATCTGCTGGTGAGATTGTATACAATGAAGTTGAAACGCACCCACTACTTACATTACTAGATCGACCAAACGAAGAAACAACCAAGAGCGACTCAATATACACAATACAGTCACACAAGAAACTATCTGGCGATGCGTTCTGGCTTAAGATTAGAACTAACGGACAAGTAACAGGCTTGCGACAGCTACCACCAGACAAGGTAGAGCTAAACCTGCGACCACCTACCCCAGAAGATCCTACTGTTATAGAGAGTTTTATATACAAGGATGTTATAAATGGCGATAAAGTAGAAGTAACCTACGATCCTAAAGATATAATTCACTTTAAGAAGCCTAACCCTAATAATTCATTCAGAGGCATTGGTGCAGTCGAGGCATTGGCTGAAACTATTGATTTAGACAACCTGACAACTGAAACAACTACACAGTTCTTTAAGAACGGAGCTATAAGCAACTTTGTACTATCTACCGACTCAAAGGTAACTGATGAGCAACTGAAGCGACTAAGAGCTGAGATGCGTACAACTTATGGCGGTGCATCTAACGCATATAAAACTATGATACTTGGCGGTGGACTTAAGCCTGTAGATATATCATTCAGCAATAAAGACCAAGAGTTTTTAGGACAGCTTGCATGGTACAGGGATAAGATCATGGTCGGCTTCGGCAACACAAAGGCTAGTCTAGGCATTATTGATGATGTAAACCGGGCATCCTATGACGGTAGCTATGCTGGCTGGCTCAAATCAACTGTTAAGCCGGACATGGAGTCAATTGTTAATACACTTAATGAGTTCCTAGTACCTGAGTTCGGTGACAACCTAGTGCTTGGCTTCTGTGATCCAATACCAGAAGATCGAGCAGATGATGTAATTGAAGCTGAGAAGCTATACAAGGCAGGGCTAATTACACTTAACGAGGGTCGCGAGATTGTAGACCTTGACCCTGTTACTGAAGGCGGTGATGACTTCTTTAGCGCACAACCAGCAGTCGGTATAGTAGATCCAACCGATAAGCTAGAAGAGGACACAGGTAATAACGATGAAGAATAAACAAAACACAGTACCTAAAGCCTTACAAAGCATTGATGTTAAAGCACTACTAAGAAGCCGAGGCATATACGACAAGCAGATACAGATCCGCGAATTGAAACAGGCAGCCATCCCACTTGCTAAACAAATGCTAAAGAAGCCTAAACAAAAGACCGAGCCACCTAAGCAACCGAAACACGCTATATTCAGTGATGAGATAGTGCTTGCATACTGGGAAAAGCAGATCCACATTGTAGATACGCTAGAAAAGCACTTTGCTAATAAGGTAGAGCAGTTTGTGCAAAAGGTAGTTAAGGGCTTTCTGATGCACTTAGATAGCGAAGTAGCTACTAACAAAGAATATGACGGCTCAAAAGCTAAGGGTTACTTCGAGGATACCGAGAGCGAGCTACTGGTTACTGCACAGCTAGACTTCGCACCGCTTCTAGGGCAAACAGCCACACTAGCCGGTCAAGAAGCGTTAAGGCTAGTAGGTAGTAAAGACGTTTACATAATGGATCACATGAACTCTAAGATAACCCAGAACGTTGCTAAGTTCACAGGCTCAATGCTTGATACTGACCGAGATAAGCTAATAAAAACGCTATCCGACGGCTTAAGTGACGGCAAATCGATCCCTGAGATCAGGAAGCAGATAGAAGATGACTTTACTGAGTACTCTAGGATGCAAGCCGAGCGTATAACACGCACAGAGGTGCTTAGGGCTTCGACTGAGGGTACACTTGATGCTTATGAGCAATCTGGCGTTGTAGAGGGCAAGCAGTGGCTTACAGCAGGGGCAACCGATGAGTGCGCTGCGTATGATGGGCAGGTAGAATACTCGCTTAAGGGTAACTTCTTTACTCCTGAAAATGAGTTTCAAGATGGCGATCCACCACTACACCCTAACTGTAAGTGTGTTTTGCTTCCAGTATTAGTTGGTGAAGATCCAGCATATACACCTAAACAAAATCAGGCTATGGTTGAGAAGATTGCAGAGCTAGAGGCGCAGGTAGATAAGCGCACAAAGGCATTTAAGGAACTTAAAGAGCAACAGTTGGACGACAAGGCTTACATCAAAGCACTGGAAGGCTACGTCGGTGGCGAAAATGAGCGATGATCGGCAAGCACGACTCTCTAAGCTAAAGCAAGCTAAAACCAGCACTAAGATAGCCGATGCTAAACAATTCGGTGAAGTGTTAGATCAGAAGATGGCACAATTGGCTGAAACCCTTAATGAGGGTGTTGAGATCAATAATTTAGACGAGTTAATCAATCAGCTAGGTGGTATCAAATCACTAGAAGCCGAGGTTGTTGAGCTAAAGGAAGCAATAAGTAAGATTGAATTGCCGAGCAGTGTAGAAATAAAAGGACTTGCTGACGTTGTTAGTGCCGCCAAAGAGATAAGCAAACGCAAAGACCCTGTGGTACAGAAGATTGACATATCTGTGCTAGATCAGGTGGTAGACGGTGTCGGTAACCTTATAGATAAAGTCGAAGAGCTAAAAGTACCAAAGCAGGGTCAGTCACCAGAGGACTATGTGCCTATGCGTAGAGTTATGAAGGTCGGCAACGCTTTAATGTATGACGACAGCTTCTACACAGGTGGTGGCGGTGGCACAACTGTAATAACTGAGGGTTCTAGTGGTACATCGACAACATCTAAGCCTACAGATGCTTATGCCATAGCTAATATCACTACCATAGGTGATTACAAATACTTTGGTTTTATCGATAAGGATGCCAACTGGTACATTATGCGTAAAACAGTGGCAGACTCTACATTCCTATATGTTTCAGGTGCGAATGATTACGAGGCTCAATGGTCGAACTGCGACTCGTTAGTTTATAATATATATAGTTCAGTATTTTAAGGAGTAATATGGTAAAAGAAGTTAAAGAAGTAGAAGTTGTACCCACATCAAATGGTATGGCGACAGCAGTAATCAACCTATATGAAAAGGTTGCAAGAGAATATCAATTAACCCCAGACGAAGTTAAAGCTTCAACAATAACAGTAAAGAACGGTGAAGTCACCGTGAAAGGTAAAAAATGAGTAAATCAAATACATTTGAGAACGACCTATTAGCTCTCATCTTTAACAACACAGATATTGCCGACATCGGTGATGCAGGTGGTCTACAGAACTCAGCAACAGCAGGTTCACTATATGTAGCACTACACACAGCAGACCCAGGTGAAGCAGGAACAGCAGCAACTAACGAAGCAACTTACACTGACTACGCTCGTGTAGCAGTAGCTCGAAGTGGCGCAGGATGGACTGTATCAGGAAGCTCCGTAACTAACGCAGCTCAGATTACATTCCCACAATGTGGTGCATCAGGTAACACAATTACCCACGCTTCAATAACAACCGCTTCAAGTGGTACTAGCAAGATTCTATACTCTGGCGCACTATCTAGCTCACTAGCTGTAGCTAACCAGATTACACCGTTCTTCGCAGCAACTACTGGCGTTACTGTAACTGAGGATTAACATGACTCCTCTAGTAGTAACTCCCGAAGAATACGCCACAGGCAACTACCCTAAAGACACACCT